AATGGAAAACGCATTGGTCGAACGCGGCATTCCGTGTTATGTCCCGATGTTTGAAGATACTAAAATCGACGACCGTGTTATTGCAGGGAAAATCGTGTTCTCCACGTTTCATACAGTCAAAGGACGACAACGGAAATACGTGTTTTTAATGGGTTTCGATAATACGTATTTCAATTATTATGCACGTAATATGAACCCCGATGTCTGTCCGAATACGTTATATGTTGGCTGCACGCGTGCCACGCATGGTCTTTATTTATTGGAAATTGACCAATATAGTACCGACCAACCTCTACATTTCTTGCAATTAACACACCACGAAATGAAACAAAAATCATACATTTCGTTCAAAGGCACGCCACGAAGTATCTTTTATCAGAAGAAAAACGAATCCACCACGCAAACACATTTTGTCACTCCAACTGACCTCATTAAATTCATCCCTGAACCCGTACTTGAAGAAATAACACCGATTATAGACCGAATTTTCATACAAATCGCGCCCGAACAAGCAATGATTGATATACCAAGCGTGATTCTCACTAAATCAGGTTATGAAGAAATCAGCGATTTGACGGGCATTGCCATTCCGAGTATGTATTACGATTATATTGGTGGAACTCGCAATATTCTTTATAATATGATACAAATGTTTATGAATGAGATTGGAGCGAATGACCACGTGTTTTTAAAGGCGCATATGCAAACGATGCCAAAAGAATGCGTTTCACCGAGTGATTATTTGGTGTTGGCGAATATGTTTGTTTCTGTTCAAGAAAAATTGTATTTTAAATTGAAACAAATCGACCCATCTGAATATACTTGGATTACGGATGACATTATTTCTTTAACAAAAGCACGATTAGACTCCATCATTGGCGCCGAATGCAACGATGCGCCGCTAATGGAAGAAACCATTATTTGTGCGACGAATGATGCTGCACATACGCGGATCGACATTGCTTTGAAAGAATTGACGACTATATATCGGTTTACTGCACGTGTTGACTTAATTGCGGAATCGGTATGGGAATTGAAATGCACGAGTGAAATAACGACAGACCATTTGTTGCAAGTGGTTATTTATGCTTGGATTTGGCGAATGACGCGTACGGATTCTAAAGAATTCAAAATTCTTAATATAAAAACAGGTGAAATAAAACAATTGACGGGTAGTTTAGAGGATTTAACCACGATTGTCATTTCTTTATTAAAAGGGAAATATGACGCCAAAATACCAAGAACCGATGCCGAATTCGTCGCTGATTGTTTATCTATATAATATATGAAATCCGATGAGCACGAACACAAAAAATCAAGAACGGCGACTGCTGTATGTACAATTGCACGTATGAACCCACCAACCCCAGGACACGCTGGATTAATTGAAACGATGATAACAAAGGCCGAATCAATGAGATTAGATGAGGTTCATATTATATTATCGGGTTCGGTGGATTTCGATAATCCATTGGAATATGCAGAGAAAGAACTCGTATTGGAACGTATGATTACATCTATAAAAAGAAAGACGGGTACTCGTATAAATGTACATATTAAGCCTTTGGGAAAAACGCCACTTGGACCCATCGGTCAAATCGCGGAGTCTACGCCTGATATACATCTGGTTGTTGGTGAAGACCGCAAAGATGATTATAACTGGTTAATGCGGTATTTAACGGAAGGCGTCACTGTCACCGTCGACGCATTGCCACGACCTGAAGGTGCGATTTCCGCTACAATAGTGCGACGTTTGGCTCGTGATTCAGTAGGACACGATGAACATTATCACGAATTACAACGCATTTATGGTGATTATATAAACGATGCAACATTAACTTCAATTATAACGCAGGTGCGTGAGCGAATCGAAGTTAAAAAGAAAACCAAGTCAAAGGGCAAAGGCAGAACAAAGCGAACACGTAGGCGTAATAGAACGCGGTAAAATACAGTTGTAATGTATGAACGCCGATTTACTTATTCAGTTCTTCCACGATAAAGTATTGTATGAAAGTATTATACGCGAGTGTAAACAAGAATGCCGTGAATTTCATATAAATCTACGCAAATGGATACACGATAAAAATATACACAATATTAAATTCGAAATTACAAAGATTAGAGGCTCGTTATTATGTATCAACGTTAATAACATTTTTGATTCATATATTGTGTTGCTCGATGCCGTATTGGCAAAAAACAGCAATTTACTTTCTATTTATACGAACGATTTGAAATTTATTCTTCATATAAATATTATTGCATATATCGAAGAGTTTTATTGAAAACAACTTAAATAAATAATGTATGTATATAGTGAAGCAGTGTGGCGCAGAGGAAGCGCGTCTGGCTCATAACCAGAAGGTCGGTAGATCGAAACTACTCACTGCTATTTTTTATGTAATTTGGATTACATATAAAATCAATACGCAGCAGTTGCTTTCTTTAATATATTCATTTCGTAGTTTGTAGATTGCCGTATTTTATTTAATTCCGCAGTTAAATCAATATACATTAATATTTTCGGGTTTAAATTAATTAATTCGACCAAGCACATCCACCTACAATAATAGAACTCGCTGTCCATCCCGCGCAATAATATGCTTGCGAATGCAATATTTCGGCTTAAATCGTCGGAAAAACGACATATATTCAACGCATTACGTCGCGATTCGATTGTGTTTTTATCGGCTTCAATGAATAATGTTTCCATCGATAATGCAGCGTGAAATAGGCGATATATTTCAGTGGTAGGTTGTCCTTGAATATAATAATACATTGCGTACATATTATCAGTGGGCGCGTATGTTTCACGCCATTCGTCGTCTTCTGCTGCCAACACAATTAGATTGAATATATCGTCTCGCAACGCCTCCTCGCGTAATAGTGGCGCTGCATTGGAGAATTTCGCATATAATGCACTGACCACGTCGTTTATCGTGTCGGTGGTTTGGTATGTGATTTTGACCGAAACTGTGTCGATTTCAAACTGGAGTTCGGTCATAAATGATGTCGTATATTTAATTGCGTGGTTTGATTCAACTGTGTATCCCAATTCGGATAGGATTTCGGAAACGGACTCGATGTCCATGCGCAACTTGCATATGCGTACTGAATTTGTAAAATAGTCTTGCATTTTACATTAAATATAGGGTCGTTTATAGTTTCAATTTTTTCGCACAACATACTTTATGGATAAATTAGACCAAATTATTGAATTACTTATACACCTTTTCTCATTTCAAACGCCCATTTTGAAATGAGATTTATAAATATTATTTCTTAACTTTTCTTGTTTTATTCTTTGATATGTATTTTCTGGTCTTTCATAAGCATCTTTAAAAATATTTTTATATTTTTCTTTTGGTATTTTACTTATTACATTTTCTATATTTTCTTTTAATTTTGAATAATGATAAATCCGCATATAAAACTTTCAAAATACCTCTCAAAACTATTTTACTTAATCGTGATTTAGTCCAACCTGTTATTAATGATTTGATTTTTGAAATGAATAATTTAATGATACATACTTACCAATTTATTCGGTTGTATGTTTGAATTGTTATACAAATAAACAACCATTACCAATTATAGATGATACCTTTATTTTATATTGCATTAAATCATTAGGATCAAGAGATAATAGATGTAAGAAAAGTAAAGATACTGAACTTTTAGAAGTAGAGAGAACGACCAGATTGGTTTATATAATTTAGTAAACATATATGTTTAATATTATATTTATATATTATATGATACCTAAAATAATATGGGCTTATTGGACAGGACAAATGGATGAAAAAATATTTTTTTTTAAAAATCGCATTGAAAAATTACATTCACCTGAAGAATGGGAAATAAATATTATAACTGAAAGATCATCATTAAATGAAATGATTGATACCCACAACGAGCCATGGATTAAAGATTTAATGGATAATGAATATGTTGATCCTGCCAAAAAATCAGATGTAATTCGTTTTTTTTTATTAAAATATTATGGTGGTTTTTGGGTTGATCTCACGACATTTTTATTCTGTTCATTAAATATATATTATGACTTAGAATCAGCAAATAAAACATTTATAACAATGTATACACAATCTTACATGGTTGAAAGAATATTTGTAACTTCTTTAAATAAAATGTCCGACAATGTAAATTTTCAAAATCTATTAACAGAAGATTATCATGAATTGCAGAATCGATATATTAAACTTAAAGGTAAATATAAAGGGTTTCCTTATATCCCAGAAAGTTTTTTTGTTGCATGTGTCCCAATGCATCCGATTACAATAGATATTTTTGAACAATTAAAAATATTTTGGAATATGTCTTCTTTATCCCTCATTAATTCCAAAGAAAAATTATGTGAAAAAATGAATTATTTAATGAATGAACTTGCGCATGAAGTTTTTGATATACATATGTTAGAGTATGATCTTATTGATTTTTTCCAAGATAGTCATGATGAATTAATTGAAAAATTTAAAAACCAAATGATGAATCATATATGGAATTGTGGTTATATTTATATCTATCTTCAAATGTACATTTCTCTTGTAAAATATATTAATCATCCTGATGTGATTATTGCGCAAAGTTCTGATACAATTCCTTTAGTGACAAAACATAACAGCGGGTTATGTACAATAGATGATATAACTAATATTAATTATTGCAAAAAAATAACAATTACAAAAGGTACCGAGATAATTTCATTAATACCATTATCTCTTTATAGATTGATAAAATGGGAAGATACAGATAATGAAAGAGTAACTTTTCAAAATACAATATTATATGAACAGTTGAAATCTATAATAACACTATCTGAGGCTGAAGCAATAATTTCCAATTATGTTGACCAAGGCATATATCAAATAAAGTTTAGTCATTGGACACGAAATAGTCATCTTGTTGTTTTATTGATGAATTTATTTGGAACGATTCGAGGTGGAAAAAAACGTAAAATGCGACAAAAATCAAAAAAAACTACGAAGACAAACACGAAGACAAACACGAAGACAAACACGAAGACAAACACGAAGACAAACACGAAGACAAACACGAAGACAAACACGAAGACAAACACGAAGTATCAGAAAAGTTTTATCAAGAAGAATACCAACCACTATTGAATCATGAGAAAACTAATTTGAAAATACATCATTTTTATTACCATATTTAGCAACACAAATACATACTTCATTACATAATAATTTACAAGAGCATTTTATCCAACATTTTTTACGATTTATTAATACTTCTTCAAGAATAAAAACAGAAGAAGAAAAAGTAAGACTATCGTAGGTGAAACTCCTACTATTGATTTTACATTTTTCTTTATTTT